AAAGATGAAGACGACGAAGAAGTCGATGAAGCGGCTCACGAAGAAAAAGATGAAGACGACGAAGACTTAGACGAAAACTTCGAAGACATTGCTATCGAAGGTGATGACGACATGGACGACATGGGTGACACACCTGACATGGGTGATGACCTAGAAGGCGAAATGGGGCCCGATGAAGACGACGGAGAAGAAAAATCCGAAGAAGAATTATTCATGGACCTAGAGTCTATCGTTGATGAATTGCAAGCCAAGTTCGACGAAATGAAAGACGGACACAGCGAGCCAGATGCAGATAACATGGGCGGCGAAAGCGACATGGATGCTGACAACGAAGGCTATGAACTAGACACAGTTCGTGAGTATGTTGAAAAAGTTGCAGGCGGTTTCGGTGCTAAAATTGGCGGCGATAACGGTGCAAACGCTAAATCAGTTGTAGCTGGTAAAAATGATATGGGCGGTACATCTGCTAATATCGTTAAAGGCGGTGTTGAGGCAGAAAGTGCTAGCACAAAAGGTGGATTAGCTAATCCAGCTACTAAAGAAAATAATGCAGGTAATATCAATGTTCCAGGCGGAAAAGCAGGCAGTGCTTTTTCTAAGAAAGAACCTGGACATGGCGCTGAAAAGAAAGGCGCAGCTGAATCAGCTGATAATAAGCAAAGCCTTTTCCGTGGTCGTAGATAATAGGGCATGATAAGGTGAAAACTACTCTAGCAGAACATTTGAGTTTTGACCAGGCAAAGATTGTCTTGGAGAGCGAAGAGGGCAACGACGGTAAAAAGTCGTTGCACTTGAACGGGATTTGTATTCAGGGTGATATCCGTAATGCAAATCAACGTGTTTATTCTTCGCAGGAAATTGGCAGGGCTGTCAAAACGCTCAACGAGCAGATCGCTGGTGGATACTCAGTTTGCGGCGAGTTAGATCACCCACAGGATTTAAAAATCAATCTAGATCGTGTTAGTCATATGATTACCAAGATGTGGATGGATGGTCCTAACGGCTACGGAAAACTTAAAATCATCCCAACCCCAATGGGTCAGTTAGTTCAGACCATGTTGGAGTCGGGAGTTAAGTTGGGAGTTTCCAGCAGAGGTTCGGGCGAAGTTGATAACGGTGGTAATGTTCAAGGATTTGAAATTATCACAGTTGACATCGTTGCTCAACCAAGCGCACCTGGCGCTTACCCAACACCAGTTTATGAACACCTGATGAATAATACAGGTGGCTACAAGGCATTTAAAATAGCACAAGAAGTTCAAGGCGACCCAAAGGCACAGAGATACTTAGCAGAGAGTCTGAAAAAAATAATTTCAGGCCTCAATTAACAGTAGGAGAATCACATGCTAGACATCGTAAAACAACTGTTTGAAAACAATGTGATTTCCGAAGAAATCAAATCGGAAATTGAAAATGCTTGGGAAAGCAGAATTCAAGAAAACCGTGACGAAGTCACCTCTACACTACGTGAAGAATTTGCACAAAAGTATGAGCACGACAAAGACGCAATGGTAGAAGCTGTAGAAGCTATGCTATCAGATCGTTTACAAGCAGAACTAGGCGAACTTGCAGAAGATCGTCAAGGACTAATTGAAGCTCGTGCAAAATATGTTGAGAAAATGAAATCAGATGCTACAGCAATGGAAGCATTTGTTATGAATAATCTCAAGAAAGAAATTGCAGAACTACACGAAGACCGTAAAGCGGTTGCAGGCAATGTTGCTAAATTAGAATCTTTTATCGTGGATGCACTAGCGAAAGAAATCGCAGAATTCCACTCAGACAAAAAAGACTTGGCAGAAACCAAGGTAAAGTTAGTCCGCGAAAGCAAGACTAAATTTGAGTCTGTAAAGAAAGAATTTATTCAGCAATCTTCAAAACTTATTTCAGAAACAGTCGCTAAAGGACTACGTTCTGAGATGAAACAATTGAAAGAAGACATTGACGCAGCTCGTAGAAGTGACTTTGGACGCAGAATTTTTGAATCTTTCGCAAGCGAATATGCTGCAAGTCATCTAAATGAAAAATCTGAAACTGCAAAACTACTTAAGGTAGTTGCAAATAAAGAGATGGAATTAGAAGAAGCAGCAAAAATAGTTGCAGAAGCACAAGACAGAGTAGACGGCAAAGACCGTGAACTACGCATTATCAAAGAAAGTGCCCAGCGCAAGGATGTAATGTCCGAGTTGCTAGGACCACTAACCGGCGATAAGCGTTCAGTAATGGGAAGTTTACTCGAATCAGTACAAACTGAAAAGCTACGTACAGCTTTCGACAAGTATATGCCAGCAGTAATGAATGGCGGATCACCAGCGAAGAAAGTACTATCAGAGGCTAAAGAAATCACAGGCGATAAAACACAGGCACATACAAACGGCGGTCAAGAAAAAACCGCTGAGATTTTTGACATCCGCAGGCTTGCGGGACTAAAAGTTTAAGGAGAACATAAATGTCACAACTACTTGAAAGTCGCTGGTCGGAAACCAAGGACGCCCTATTAGAAGGCCTCCAAGGTAATAAGCGTTCAGTTATGGCAGCTACTCTAGAAAATACTCGCAAGTATCTCGCAGAGAGCGCCACAGCTGGTGCAACATCCGCCGGTAACGTAGCAACACTAAATCGTGTTATTCTACCCGTCATCAGACGTGTAATGCCAACCGTTATTGCTAACGAATTGGTTGGCGTACAGCCAATGACAGGACCAGTCGGTCAAATCCACACTCTACGTGTTCGTTATTCAGATAACTACACCGGAGCTACTGGTGGATCAGCCGCAGCTGGAGAAGAGGCACTAAGCCCATTCAAGATCGCTGAAGGTTATTCAGGTAATACCAATGGTAAAGCAGATGCGACTGCTGCCAAAGAAGGTATTGCTGGTAATAAAATGAGCATCCAGATCTTGAAGCAAACTGTAGAAGCTAAAACCCGCAAGCTATCAGCTCGCTGGACTTTTGAAGCTGCTCAGGATGCACAAGCACAACAAGGTATCGACGTTGAGGCCGAAATCATGGCAGCTCTTGCACAAGAGATTACTGCTGAGATCGACCAAGAAGTCCTACGTAGTTTGAGTTCATTAGCAGCAACAGCACAGACTTATAATCAAGCTGCTGTATCTGGTACTGCAACTTTCGTTGGTGATGAACATGCTGCTTTAGCTGTTATGATCAACAGAACTGCAAACTTGATTGCACAACGCACACGTCGTGGTGCTGGTAATTGGGCCGTTGTAAGCCCAACTGCATTGACAATTCTTCAAAGTGCTACAACTTCTGCGTTCGCAAGAACAACAGAAGGTACATTCGAAGCTCCAACTAACACTAAGCTAGTTGGTACTTTGAACAACGCAATGAAGATCTATGTTAACACATATGCAGACAACGATGACGTTATCGTTGGATACAAAGGCGCTTCAGAGTCTGATGCTGCTGCATTCTACTGCCCATACATCCCATTGATGTCAAGCGGTGTTGTACTAGACCCAGCAACTTTTGAACCAGTCGTGAGTTTCATGACAAGATATGGCTATGTTGAATTAACAAACACAGCTTCATCTCTTGGTAATGCTGCTGACTACTTGGGCAAAGTTAACTTGTCTACAAATGCAGCAAATCTACGATTTGCTTAATTAACGTTTTATCGCGTTTCAAAAAGGCCCTTCGGGGCCTTTTTGTTTGACTTAAATATCAGTGTATGCAAATAGAAAACGAAAACGATTTTCCTAAACTACGTATTCAAATATACGAGTGGAAGAAACGATTTCCGATGTTTGTTCATGATGTCAAGCACGTTGAACGATTAATAGAAAATCATATCTCAACATACAGCAAGCATTTAGTAATCTATAGACAAACACACAGCAAAAAATATCTAGAACTAGCACAACAAGAAATAGATGCAATTAATCAAAAATTGTTGTTAGTTGGTAATATTGAACTTATGTCATTGCTAAGTAGAAGATAAATACATTATCATAGAGGGTACCTCATGAATGAGGGCTTATGCGGAGACAACCCACCGCGTAGACCTAAAACGTCAATTTAAGGAGAAACAAATGGGACGTCCATTAAGGAAAGATGTAAACGGCATCGATGTTATTCGATTCGCCGGAACTAACAGTACTGATACTAACGCTGGTATTATACTAAAAGGTTATTTTGCCGCCGACAGCGGATTAAATGCAGACTACATGATCATCAAACAACGTGGCGCAAATACATTCGTAGTATTGAGTGCAGCAAAAGATACGTTTGTAGATGGTGAGACTATCACTGGTCCAACTAGCAGTTATTTTAGAACAGGCAAGCTAGTAGCAGGTACGCCTAATGCTGAAGGCGAAATACAAATGCTTGCGTATCTAGCTGGAGGAGCTGACGCATCAGTCACTGCAATTGCTAAGATTACCAAACGTGTTGCTACCGACTTTAGCGGTAATAGATACACTTGGGAAATGACCAACTTTGAAGATTCTGCAGCAGACCAGATCGAACTAACATTGATTGTTTAATCTAGGAAATAGTAATGGGACAATTTCTACAAGTCAACGGTGACTATAATATTAAAGCAGGTGAAGGTGCCAAGATCGTTCTTGACACTGGACCGGCTGCTACTGGAGGTCAGGTTGTTATAACCGGTAATCTAGTAGTTCAAGGTGAGACATTAGCAGTTGAGGCTACTAATTTAAATATCACTGATAACGTTATCACCTTAAACAC